CATTGAGGAAGACGAAGAACTGTCCGACGACCCTTCCGACGAGGAAGATAAGTCCGAAGATGACGAGGTAGACCCTGACGACGAGGAAGCGAAAGCCGCCTCCGAAGCCGCCAAAAGTCAGACAAGTGACCTCAAATTTAAAGTACCCGTCAAAGGCGAAGACGGCACTGAAACTACCGTTGAGGTAGATCAGAAAGAACTCATTGCAGGCTACCAACGTCAAGCGGACTACACCCGCAAGACCATGGCCCTCGCAGACAAGGAACGCGAAGTTACCCAGGCAGTGAGCACCAAACTTGCTCAAGGCCAGGAGCAACTTGTTGAGCAGGCGCAACTCGCACACGCGGCTATTCAGCAGATCGCGGGAATCCTTACCCCCCAACAGATGGCCCAATTGGCTCAATCTGACCCTGCCGCATGGGTGCAGGAGCAACAGCGTCAAGCGCACATCAATGGTGTGTTGCAGCAGTTGCAGGGGATGACGCAGCAACAGAAGGCCCAAGTCGCGCAACAGCGCGAGCAAGCCATGGAAGCTCAGAAGGTCAAAGCCTGGGAGGTTCTCACGAAAGAGGGAATCGACAAGCCCAAGCTGAAATCGATCTTTGACACCATGATCAGCAAGTACGGTGAAACCCCGGAACGCCTTTCGGGGGTAACAGACCCCACGATTGTGAAGATCATGCGGGATGCTGCGGCATATCAAGATTTGTTGGCGAAGAAAGAGGCCGCTACGAAGGTGGTGAAGACCGCCCCGAAGATGCCCGCACAACGCCAGAGCGTGCCACAAGACGAGCGAAAGTCGAAGCAGTTGGACGCCAAGTTCCGTGGTGGACGGGCAAAGCTGAACGACCTCGCATCATTCATTGAACGCATGTAAGGAGTCATCATGACGCAACCCACCAATACCTACTCGCGCTACACCGCCGCTACCAATGTCCGCGAAGATCTGATCGACAAGATCACCCAAACCAACCCAGAGCAAACGCCTGTCGTTTCCTCGTTTGGCACTGGCACGGCTACCAACACGCTGCACGAATGGCAACGTGACAACCTGCGCGCGCCAAACGCGAACAACGCCGCCATCGACGGCGATGACGCCACCGGCACCGCGAAGACCCCGCCCCTGCGCGTGGCCAACATCTGCCAGATCTTCCAAGACACGATCATCACCTCTGACCGTGCCAACAAGGTGAAGAAGGCCGGTATGAGGACCGCCGCTGCCTACTTCAAGGCCAAGGCCTACAAGGAACTGCAGCGCGACCAAGAAGCCATGACGGTTTCGAGCAACCCTGCTGTGGTCGGCAATAACGCCCTGGCTGCGAAGTCTGGCGGTTTGGGCGTGTTGATCTACACCAATGCTCAGCACGGCGTTGGTGGTTCGACCTCCGCGCACACCTCTGGCGCGCCTACCGTGGCTCCAGTGGCTGGCACTCCGCGTGCATTCACCGAACCGCTGCTCAAGGCCGGTATCCAAGCGACCTACATCGCCAGCGGCATTACCCCGCCAATGGTTGTGTTGTCGCCCGCGCACAAGTCGGTGTTCTCGACCTTCGCCGGTATCGCGGTCAACCGCTACCAAGTGAGCAAGAAGGAGCAAGGCCGCATCATCGGCGGCGCGGACGTGTACATGTCCGACTTCGGTGAACTGGAAATCGTGCCTAACTACGTAATGGCCGGTTCCACCAACGTCTTCTTGCTCAACCCTGAGTACGGAGACACGGTTTACCTGCGTTCGTTCCAAGCGACTGAACTCGGCAAGACCGGCGACAGCATGAAAGAGCAAGTGCTGGTTGACGCGACCGTGCGCGTGACCTCCGAACTGGCCCAATCGAAAATCGCTGACCTTTCCGGCGGCTAAACCTTTCCTTGGTGAGAGAGCTTGATGGGGCTTCGGCCCCATCTTTTTAGAAAGACCAAGATGAAGCACGGATACGAAGAAAACGTTTCCTTCGTGGACAATGTGTCCAAAGACGGAGTGATCACTAACTTGTCCTTCGAGGGGCAAGAGATGATCGTCAAGAAAACCTGGGATGCCGAGCCGCATCTCAAGTATGCCGAAGAGGCGCGCCAAGCCACTGACGGCCAGCGCTGGGGTGAAGGCAAGATGATTGGCCACATTCCACCGGTTGAATATGCCCGCTTTCTGACGATAAAAGACAACGCGGCGCGCAAGAAGGCCATCATGACGTGGCTTCGTGAAAATCCCAAGTTCCAGATGTTCCATCGGGCTTTCAAATGAGCTTAATTACGGATTACTCATCGCTAGTTGCTGCCGCGCTCGACAACGCGCACCGCAGCGATGCCAAGCTCGTGGCGGCGATGGATCGTCTTGTGCAGTTGGCAGAGATGGAGATTTTCCGGGAGATGCCGCTGCTTCAGCTTGAGTTGACGCAGACCGGAGCGACGACTGCGCAGATTCCATATCCTCCCGGCCTGGCCAAGATTGAGCGCATCTCCGTTAACACCTACGGGGTGGATACGACGCTTGACTATGTGGCGCCTGCTGGTTACCGCCCTTCCGGTGTTGGTGAGCCCTGCACCTACGTGGTGGAGAACCAAACAATCAGCCTGATCCCAGCGCCTGCCGGGCCTTACACCTACACGCTGTTTTACATCGCGGATTTTTCGCCGATCAGTGTGAGCAACCCGACAAACTGGCTGATCACCAATGCGCCAGACGTGTATTTCTACGCGCTGAATATCCAAGTATCGATCTGGACCAAAGACCAAGAAGAACAGGCCCAGAACATTCCCTTGTACCAGCGCGCCATGGAGTCGGTGCAGTCGAAAGACCGCCGCCGCCAATTCCCTGCACGTGGTGGCATGCGCATCCGCAGCCGGTTTTCATATTAAGGGGCCGACATGCCTTTAGAAGTCGCAACATACATCAACCAGCTAGACGCTGCAAACCCGACTGCAACCGATCCAAAGAGCCAGGGTGATGACCACCTGCGCTTGTTGAAAGCGGTGCTGCAGGCGAACTTTCCGAACCTCACCGGTGCGGTGACGCCGACGCAGGCGCAGCTCAACTATCTCGCCGGGGCAATTGGGAATATCCAGACCGGTGGCGACATGCGCAACCTGTTGGACAACGCAACCGGCGCGATAAATCAGCGGGTTTACGGTAGCGGTTCGGCGACTGTCGGCGCCAATCAGGTAACTTTGGACCGCTGGAAGGTCATTGTCACTGGTCAAAGCCTGATCTTCCCAGCCGCGACACCTGACCGCGTGATGACTGCGCCCATCGGGGGGGTTGAGCAGTTGATCCGGGGACGCCGCATCGTGGGGGGTGTTTACACGCTATCGTGGACCGGCACGGCGACGGCCACGGTGAACGGCGTAGCCATCGTGAATGGCGCGCAAACCGCTTCACTACCGGCAAACACTGATGTGACCGTGCGATTCTTCAATGGCACTTTCTCGCTGCCTCAATTCGAGGCCGGGTCTGTTGTCACGCCATTCCAACGCAAGCCGCCAAGCATTGAGGCTGATCTGTGTTTCATGGAAGCCGCCAAAAGCTATTCGGCAGCTGTCGCCTTGGGTGCTAACACTCAAGCAGGCCGATATTGGTTCGGTACAAATCTCGCTGGGTCGATTTTTGGGACGATTTACTTTCCGGTACCGATGAGCGTAGCGCCCACGCTCTTTGCTCTCTACGACCAAAACGGGAATATCGGCAGCACGCTTAGCATTTCCTCCACGGGTGCAGGGACAACGCGCTCGGCCACCATCAGCCTCGTGACCGAGAAAACTATCGAAATCGTCGGGGCCGCGAGTTCCGATATTGCAATCGTTGGCCACTGGTTCGCGGCTACGGGTCAATAAATGGCAATGAAGCCCATCACCGTTAAAGATGCTGGCAAGATTGGCGTGATCAAGGATACGTCGCGGCATGAGCTTCCAAACAACTGCTGGACGGACGCGAACAATATCCGCTTTCTTGACGGCTCGGCCCAGCAGGTAGGCGGCTACCGCGAACTCTACCCGAGCGCGGCGGTTGTGCCTTATCACATCCTCCCGCTGAATGTCGGCAATGTCCGAATGTGGATCTACGCCAGCGACAAGAAGATTTACACGGTCATCAACGGCCCGACGCACACCAACATCACGCGGCAGACGGCGGCGGTCGATGTGGACTACAACGCCCAGCGCAACGGCTGGACTTCTGCTCTTTTGGGTGGAATTCCGATCCTTAATGATGGAGTTGATCCTCCGCAGCAGTGGCTTTTGACCGGCAAAGCGACCGTTTTGAGCGCTTGGCCAGCCAACACGACAGCAACGGTGATGCGGGCGTACAAAAACAGTCTGATCGCGCTGAATGTAACCAAATCAGCCATCAATTACCCGTACATGGTCAAGTGGTCACACCCTGCCGACCCTGGCACGGTGCCGGTGACATGGGATCCGACCGACGCGACCAAAGACGCGGGCGAATTCGACTTGGCCGAGGGTTACGACAAGATTGTTGACGGCCTCGCCCTGCGCGATTCGTTCATGATCTATAAAGAAGCCTCGATCTGGCGCATGGATTACATCGGCGGCGTGTTCGTCTACCGCTTTCAGAAGGTCATGGGATCGTCTGGCGCGCTGGCCCGCAACTGCAT